AGGGAAAGCGTATGGTATCCCTGCTATTGCTTGCAATGTGGGTGCCATACTGGCCAAGCTGAAAGGCACAGTGTGCCATGACTGTTACGCTTTGAAGGGAAACTATACCTTCCCAAGTGTAACCAAGTCACAACATAAACGCCTAGCATCCTTGTACCATGCACGATGGGTGGATGCCATGGTCAGACAGATACTACATGCAGGTGAGGAGGAGTTTAGATGGCATGATAGTGGAGACTTGCAATCTATGCAGCACCTGCTAAATATACTAGCAGTTGCAAGACAGACACCCAAGGTCCGGCATTGGATACCTACGAAGGAAGCTAAACTAATGCAGGACTTCGCCAAGACCTATGGCATGGATGCCATCCCTGACAATATGATAGTCAGAATATCAGGGACTAAGGTTAACGGCGGGGCAACTAAGCGATGGCCTTGGACAAGCACGGTCCATGATGACAAGGAACTATCAGTAGGTGAGGAATGCCGGGCCTATACAAGGGAAGGTAAGTGTGGGCCTTGCAGGATGTGCTGGAATAAAGACGTACCGAATATTAGTTACCCGAAACACTAGGAAGGAAGTAATATGCCTAAATATATGACCCGTAAAGTAACAAAGTTTGCATTCGTTATGCCTGTATATGACTATGATATAACACTTCATGAGGACGGGACGCATGATGTTATGATACCCTGCGAAGACAGGCACATGGTAGGCTATAACGTGTATGGCTGGCACTATAAGAAACAATCGTGGAAAGGCATTGGCATCGGTGACTACTATGATGAGGCTAAAGAAATAGCTGACAAGTATGACAAGAAGATGGTCAAGAAGTTGGGCCTGTATTGTGATGATATGGGTGATAAAAAGAGTTACGCTTGAAGAGAACAGGTTGGGAAATTCTGGAACAGATGAAGGAAAATAAAATGGAAATTATCAGATCATTATACGCACTGATTGTAATCAGTACCTTACTAAGTTTCATTTACATTGCCGAAGGTGTGCTAAATTCCGGGGGAGGTTTGTTACACTTCGGAATGCTGTTCACCTTTCCGATACTCGTTGCAGTAGCATGGTACTTCATGGTGAAGGACTATGACAAATAGACAAAGAACTCTAAGGTTTTGTATGAGTACCCTATAAACATGAAAGGAAATAACTATGACCAATAAAAAGTATAGCCTACCCACGGCAGTAGCCGTAGAGCAAGAGAATGTTTGGGCCTTTGATGGCACAAAGGTTGTTAGCATACCAACCAAGGAAGTGTGGTACTCAAACCAGTACCGTCAATCCCAATGGGATGGTATGTGGTATGTACACAAGACACATTGGTACAAGCACAAGGCACATGCTTTCCGCTGGTATAGGCAGCGTGCTATCATGTCTGACTACTATGTAGAGTTCACGAAGATCAGCAATGATTGACATACTATCAGACATCACCACACAAATCAATGAGTTTCATAGGGGTCAGCTTAAAAAAGCTTGGCTTGACATCATAATAGATGAGGATGGAAAGGAAAGACATATGGACCCTGATGAAAAGCATAACAAAATCAAGGAGTTACTAAATAATTACTGGAAACATATAGTTTAGGGTTGCACCTATCAAAAGAATGGTGTATACCCTTCGTTATACTGGGAATTAAGAGGAACTCTTAACTAAAAGGATATCAATAGATGAATAATATAATCCAACTTAACACAGACCTATCACACAATACGTTTGGTGAGTTACCAGATTGTATTAACTATGATGTAGTGTTCGAACCTACCAAGGTGCCTCATAAAAAGTATGTTGTGAACGGTAAGACAGGTGAGTACATCGACACGGTAGGTGAGCAGCACAGTCAAGGGTGTGTATCACATCCGAAGTTCTTCTATGGAGTACAGGATGCTATGATAAAAGAGCTACCACAGCATCACCTACTCAATGCTACTTGTGACTTCAAGGTTGCAAGGAACACTGCTTGGGCACTGATGGACATCAAGCTACCTGAAGTGAAGGTAAACATCACTACCAACAGGGGCTTCTCAACTGATGTTAGTTGGAGAGCCATTGCCCTGCATGGTATTGATGGTAGCTGTTCCAACCAAGTGTACTTTGGAGGGATAGAATACTTCTGTTCTAATGGACAGATCAGTGGTCAATGGGATAAGGTAAGGCGTAAGAACACTAGTGGTTTCAACCTTACCTACTTCATTGATGAGTTACTGGTTGCGAGGCAAGCCTTCTACACACACTGTAAAAAGCTACAGGATTGGGCAGATACCCCAACAAACACTTGGCAAGTCAAGGAAATGTTGGAGGCCCTCATCACCTCTAAACGTAAGGCAGAGAATATGTTGAACCTGTATCATGAAGAGACAGCAGTCAGAGGTAGCAATGTCTACTCATTGTATTCTGCTATGACAAACTACTCTACCTATGCTGATGATAGGAATGGGTTCAACCTTAATAACACAGGCCATGATACCCAGGCTGTCTCAATGTGGAGGAGAGAACATGAAGTAAGTAAGTGGGTTAGCAGTAATCAATTCGCACAACTGGTAGCAGCCTGATGGTTGAGGGGCTACTAATTTTCTTAGCAATATCAATAGCAGTACACCTTCTATTAGGTTAGCTGTTGACAACTGGCATGATAGGTATATACTGGCCTATCATGCCTTCAGGAGAGAGGACTATGAAAGAGATTCCTAGAAAGAAACAATGGAAGTACAACCCCATTGTTAAAGACCTTCACAGTTCCAAGTATAAACAAAGAATAAAGAAGCCTAAGCAAAGTTATGAGAATGAGGAGGAAAGTATTCAAGAAGGTCTTAAAGAATACTTTCGTAACCCAAAGGGAGATGTAGACCATGACTAAAGAAGAATCAGTGAGAGAGTATGACGGTAAGGTTGTGGTATGGGAGAAGAGATGTATGCCTGAACTGGTAGAGAATTATAAGAGGATAAAGAAGAAAGACTATTGTGACCCACACTTCTGGGTGATAGTGGAGGTTAGGGATCATGCCTGAACAATTAAATAATGAGAGGTGGAAAAATGAAGACGTATAAAAAACATATCGTGATTGGACTTGTAGTTTTAGGGGTAGTAGTCAGTGGCTTAACGGCTAACGCTTTGGTCCACAGTAATTGTAACTATGATAGTTCTTCCGGTAACTACATAGTTAATAATAAAACCTATGCTTATGGTACTATGTCTAGTGCCTTTCAATGTGCCTTGTATGGTGTGTTACCACAGGTAGTCATTGATAGACTAGGTATGTTTGGTGATGAAGAGACAAAGGAAGAAGCTAAAGAAATAATTAAAACTAATGAAGACAATCAGAAGAAGGAGTAAATATAATGTCTAGTCTAGTCACTATTACTACATTAGAAAAAGAGTATGCTATATTGATAGAAAATAATCCAATGGATACACCCAGACTAAAAAGAAAAACTGTACTAGAATACTTAAAACTACGTATTGATATGTTAAAACGAGAAGCGGAGGAACTTAACAAGGCAAAGGAACTTCTCTATGATCAAGACAATAATTGATATTGAAACAGACGGCTTGAATCCTACAAGGATATGGCTTGCCGCCTGTAAAGATATCAACTCTGATTTTGTTAAGGTCTGTTTCAATAGAGAAGAACTATTAAAGACCATAGCAAACACAGATATATTTATCGGACACAATATCTTAGGGTTTGATCTGCCTTGCTTGAAGAAACTATGGGATATTGATATCGATTATAGAAAGGTTGAGGATACCCTTGTTCTTTCTACTCTCTTCTACCCTGAAAGAAAAGGGGGTCACTCCTTGGGACAGTGGGGTATCAGGTTAAAGAATGAGAAAGGTAAGCATACTGATTGGTCAAAGATATCTTCTGATATGATATCATATTGTATACAAGATGTTAAACTAACTGGTCAGGTGTATAAGCATCTGCTTGATACAGAGAAGGATAGTTTTTCTGATGGTTCTATTGAGTTAGAGCATATGATTAAGCATATCATTGCACAACAGGAGAGGAAAGGTTTCTATCTGAATGAAAAGAAAACACATATACTTCTATCAGAAATAAAATCTAAATCGGATGAGATTTTGTTAGAGGTTAGGCAGGAGGTTAAGCCTTCTGTTCGTTTGTTGAGAGAGGTTACACCAAGATACAAAAAGGATGGGTGCCTTGCTGCTACTGGGTTACAATCCATTGACAGACCACATGAAACTGTCGGTGGTCCCTTCAGTATGATATCATTTGAACCATTCAACTTAGGCTCACCCAAACAAATCATTGCCAGGATGGAGAGGTTTGGTTGGAAGCCAGTGGAATTTACAGAGAAGGGACAAGCAAAGATAACACAGAAGAACTTAGAGACTGTATCATCCACTGCCCCATCATCCATCAGGAACCTAGCCAAGTGGAAGATGTTAGAGACCCGTGTGAAGACGATGGAAGGATGGCTTGATGCCCTCTCCGCTGATGGTAGAGTACACGGTAAGGTATTCCCTATGGGTGCAGTGACAGGACGTATGACCCACGCTGAACCTAACCTTGCTAACATAGTATCCTCCAACAAACCATACGGGGCAGAGCTTAGAAGTTGCTGGACTGTAGAGAATGTTGACACCCACTGCTTGGTAGGCATGGATGCCAAAGGATTAGAGTTGAGGATGTTAGCCCACTACATGAAGGATGATAGCTTTATTAGTGAGGTCATTGATGGTGATCCTCACACCTACAATCAGAATGCTGCTGGCTTGGAGACCAGGGCGCAAGCAAAGACATTCATCTATGCCTTGCTTTACGGGGCAGGGCCAGCTAAGATAGGCTCCATAATTAATGGCAGCAGTAGGCAGGGAAAAGAAATTCAAGAAAAGTTCTTGCACAATGTACCGAAGCTTGGTAGCTTGATCGAAGCTGTTCGAAAGAAAGCCAACAGAGGATACATAAGGGGCATAGATGGTAGGAAACTATGGATTCGACAGGCTAGGGCTGCACTTAATACTTTACTTCAAGGTGGTGGTGCAATTGTATGTAAGCAATGGTCTATCTTTCTATTCCATGAGATACAGAGGAGGAACCTAGACGCACACCTTGTCAATACAATCCATGATGAGCAACAGTACGAGGTGAGGAAGGAACATTCGGAAGAGCTAATGGAGATAGCTGATACAACTATGCTAGAGACAGGAGAGTTCTTTGATATGAGATTACCTTTGAATGCCGATGCAACAATGGGTACGACATGGGCAGAGACACATTAGGAGATTCACATGAGAACAACTACCATAAGAAAACCTTTTAGTAGGGCACTATATGATAAGGCAGATGGGAAAGCGAAAGAGATCGTGCGTACCTACCTGCAATTGCAAGGACATAAACTCAAGGAAGATGAAGAAAAATATTACTGTGATATCGAAGGGGAGGATGGTCATGGATGGGAGGTAGAGATTAAATATTCTTGGAAGGGTGAGTGGCCTACCTCTTGGGCGGATGTACGTATACCACACAGGAAGAAAAGATTGATAGATAAGAAAGGGAAAGAGAACATCACCTTCTATGTACTCAACAGTATGTGTGACCAAGCATGGGAGATAACAGGGGATGTTGTTTCTGAAGCGGAGGTCACTGAAGTTTCGAATAGGTTTGTACCCAAGGGGGAATTGTTTTATAGTATTTTTGTATCCCAAGCCAAGAAAATTTTCTTGACAGGGGAAAATGAGTATGATACTGTGCAGAAATCTTAACATGAAAGGAAACTAAATGATGACACAACAAAAAGAAAAGGGTGTGATATCTGGTAAGGCATACTGGACGCACCTTCACAAGCACGATGATTTCAATGAACGATATCAGGTAGACATTGGGAACTTGTCCGATGAATCTGTTGAGTTACTTGAAAGCAATGGGGTTAAGATTAAACCTCCTGTAAATAAGAACGGTAAGGAACATGTATCTGGAGGGCCTTACGTTGTATCGCATACCAAGTTCCAGAAGCGTGACTCTGTATCGGAAGAGAACCCCAAGGGAGTAATTGGTATCCCTATTCTTGATGGGGAAAAGAATCCTTTCGATGTTATGAATGTTAGGATCGGCAATGGTTCTGATGTACGTGTAAGGATTAAGTTCAACAAGGACCATCCTTTTTCTAAAGAGTGGGGAACATCCTTGTGGTTGGATAAGCTACAGGTTACTAACCTAGTACCCTTTGAGGATGGGGCTGGTCAGGATAGTGACGATGACTTTTAATCTAGTTTAGTCTGTTGTATTGGGCTTGGCTTGAATGCTTACGTATTCGCATCGTCAAGATGTATAGTGGGCGAGGGAGTGGGCAGCTATACAACTGAAGGAGGTTAGAATGAAAAGTATACATGATGTTATACCTGATATCTACAAGAGGATGACAAGCCCTGCGAAGATTGAACAGGGGAATATGGATTCCTTCTTGGCTAACACAACTGAACTACTGAAGAGATACCTTGAACAAGATAGGAACCAAGGTACTAGAACAAACCTACGTATGTCCTTGATAGGAAGGGCAGATCGTAAGATATGGATGGATATCAACGGCCCAAAGAAAGAAAGAGAATTGTCTTTCAGTATGTTGATGAGGTTCTTATATGGTTCTATTGTTGAGGAGCTTCTCTTGTTACTTGTTAAGGAGTCTGGTCACAGTGTTACTGATGAGCAGAAGAAGGTGACTATCTCTGGCGTTGATGGTCACATGGATTGTAAGATTGATGGGGAGGTGGTTGACGTTAAGTCCAGCAGTGACTATAGTTTTCGTAAGTTCAGGAGAGGATTCGATGATGGGGAGGATGACTTCGGTTACATAGGTCAGATCAGTGGGTACGCAGAAGCAGAGGGTAAGGATAGAGGATACTTCCTTGCTCTTAATAAATCTTCTGGTGACATAGCACTGTTAGAAGTGACAGACTTCGATCTTATTAATGCAGCGGGGAGGATACAACATATACGTTCCTTCCTGAAGGACACTAAAAATAAACCAGAGGTTTGCAAGAAACCAGTACCTGATGGTAAGTCTGGTAACATGCAACTGGCTAGGGTGTGTGTCTTTTGTGAGTATAAGAAAGATTGTTGGCCTAAGCTAAGGGCTTTCAAGTATAGCAATGGAGTAAGATACTTCACCAAGATAGTAAAGGAACCAAAGGTAGATGAAATAAATGTCTGATCCTTACTTTACACGGCATGAACCATGCCCAGAGTGTGGTTCTAAAGACAACGTAGGGGTATGGGCGAATGGTAGTGAGCATTGCTTTTCGCCGGGATGTACCTATCACACTAATGGAACAGGAGAGATCATGCAAACAGAGCGGCAAGATAAGACCACCTCTCTCACTAAGGGAATACTGACAGATATTCCCGATAGATCAATTACAGAAGACACCTGCCGTAAGTACGAGGTAACGATCAAGGGTAACAAACACTTCTACCCTCTCTTCGATGACTCTGGTGTTCATGTTGCCAACAAGGTTAGGCGGGTAGATACAAAGGACTTCTACTCTGAAGGTAAGGTAGCCGCTGGTACTTTGTTTGGGCAGAAAGGTTTTGCTGAAGGAGGTAAGTACATCACCCTGTGTGAAGGGGAGATTGATGCCTTGTCTACCTATCAGATGCTAGGGTCTAAGTGGCCTGTCGTTTCTATCAAGACAGGTGCAGCGGGTGCTGCCAAGGATGTAGCGAAGAGCTATGACTTCCTCACATCATTTGATAATGTAGTTATTTGTTTTGACAATGATGATGCAGGTAACAAAGCAGCTAAGAAAGTAGCAGAGGTACTGTCACCCAAGGCTAAGATCATGCCTATGCAATACAAAGATGCTAATGATTACCTCTTGAACAAGGCACAGAGTAAGTTTGTAAAAGATTGGTGGTCAGCTAAGACGTACACCCCAGAGGGTATCGTAGCTGGCTCTGAAATGTGGTCAGATATTATGGAAGGGGTAACAGAACCTGCTATTGTGTACCCTTATGATGGGCTACAAAATTTAACCTACGGTATTCGCATGGGTGAGCTTGTTACTATCACCGCTGGTGCAGGGCTTGGTAAGTCACAGTTCATTAAGGAACTGGTGTATCATGTCCTTAGTAGTACCTCTGATAATGTAGGTATGATGTTCATGGAAGAAGCTGTTAAGAGATCAGGTCTTTCTCTTATGAGTTTAGATGCTAACAAACCCTTACACTTACCCGATGTGTTTTCATCAGCAACTGACAAGGAGTTTAAGGATTCTTTCGAGAACACATTAGGAACTAATCGCCTATTCTTTTACGATCACT